ATTGCGACAAACAGTTTGAAACCAACGATCTACAATGTCAACATCTGTATCAGTTTCACGCAATTTGTATCCTGCTTTGATCAAGTTTATCACGAACTTATCGTTAAAGTCAAGTTCAAAACTCCCTGAGTTTATGTTATTAGGGTCAACTTCTACTTTAGTAATAGCTACGTAAGGTTCATTATTGTTGGTTGCAACTTCCTTAGGACTAGGTTGTTCTTCTTTTTTCTTACGTTCTTTTTTAACTTCAGCTTTTGGTGGTTCAGTTGGATCAGGTGGAATAGGAATTGGCTTATTCCACAATGCTTTTAATTTTTCAAACATAACAATCCTCTACAAGAATCATACTATTCTTTTTATGTTCTTCATACAACTTAAAGCTAGCAAGGTTTTTTGCTTTGCTTTCGCACATCATATCACCCCATACCCAATGTGACAATGCCCAACGATTGACTGCATTATTCCAAAAGAAATCACTGTGTGCACGTAGGTCTTGTTTTTTGTGACCACTTTCAGTAAGCAATTGGAAATTAGGCATAGTGTGCTTGTCATGTTTTACCAATACATCCTCACGACTGACAGAATAATGGATGACAGGGCGCACACCCCTCCAACTATGTATAACCCTATCGATGCGTTCATCATCCAAGGAGATATATTCTCCTGTTTTACACCAATGGTGATGAATATCAAGGACAATAGGAACAACATCACTAAGTTGAAGGCAATCATCGAGTCCATAAGTTATTTCTTCGTTTTCAATTGTAATACAACTGCGGGATTCGGGTGAGAGTCTTGCATACGCACGTCTGAAGCCTTCGGCACCTTGTTTACCCGATAGATGGACGTTGATCTTAAAGTCCTGAAAGCTTTTTCCAAACCCCATGTAACGGGCCATATCCGCATGATATTCAAACTCCTTTAATGAATTCTCAACAATGTTCTCATTATCACTAGCGAGAACACAAAACTGACCAGGATGAAAAGACAAACGTACACCGTTTTCTCTAGCACTATCACCGATAACTGCAAAATGGCGTTCAAGATATCGAACAACATCAGGTTGTTGGTAGAAATAACTCCATGATGGTTCAGTGTATACAGGAAGGAGATCACTACTAAGGCGCACCATCCTAAGATCTTCATCTAATTCTCCTACACGTTTGACTAGTAACCGTGTTGCTTCAATATTACCCTTCATTAAGGTCCAAAGTTTATCTTCAGCAACACTGCGTACTTGTTTATTTAACCAAGTACGGGTTGTAGTACCTGTATTGTATTTCTTGCAATCATCAGTGGGTTTTATACCATTGACCTGATCAGCATTATCAATCCACTTACAGGCAAATCCTAGTCTACGCATGATTAAGCACTTTCAATAAGTTGTGCGGCAAGTTCATTAAGTTGTTTACGTGGCATAAACAGTTCAAAAGTACTAGTCATTATACACTTATTTTTCTCTACATCCCACAGTTCTCGTGTAAACGTAACATTACGCATGTCAGTAGGTGACACACATGCATCAACATTCATATATAGTTTAAAATCAGGGCGATCAACAAGATATTTCATAACTACCTCCATAAGATATCCTAATTATATCAGGATATGATTAAAAAACAATGTGGTATTTTTACCACTTTTCTGTTTGATTGACTCGTTGCATTTCAGCTTCCATAACACGCTTGCGCAATGAACTTGAGCTAAAGCTATGGTCACGTCCATTGTAAATTAATTCTATGCCACGGTCAAGGCATATTTGTTTACCTGTAAAATCTTTATCCTTATATTCTATACCAAGAATACGCATATCAATAGGAAGTACAAGAAACAAATCTTCTAAATCTTTTTCTGTATTGTAAATAACAATCTCGTCAACAAAACGTGTTGCACTGAGTTGTATTTGACGCTCTACAATAGATTGAACAGGTCGATTTTTGGTGGGTCTATCTAAACTAGCATCATTCTGTAGTGCAGCAATAAGATAATCACAGTGTTGCTTTGCTTCGGATAACATAGCAATATGTCCTGCATGAAGCAAATCAAATTGGCTACATGTTATACCAATTTTTAGACCACTATTTTTAAGTTCTTTTATACGGTTAAATATCATTTTCAAGCCTAAACAAAAAATTTATTACAATACGATAATCAGTTTTAGGATGCGAACCTGCATGTAAGTAAGATCCATCCATGATTAAAAATCTACCCTGTTTAGACTGTACTTTTTCCTTTATACGAAAGGGTTTTTCGTGATTGTCAAAGACATAGGTAAATCCATCTGAGTCATTTACATAGTATAAAACGACAAGATATTTATGTTGATAATGATCAGTAGAAGGATTATTCCAATTTTCAATCAACCTACCGTAATCATAGTGTGGTCTATTATATAGTTTATCTGTATTATAAAAAGGCTGTAAATTTGCTTTAATATTTACAATATTATGAATTGGGTAACTAGATAAATCTAAGGAATGCAGTAATTCTTCAATGATAAAGTAATAACTTGAGTTAACTTTATTATCGTAGTAAAAATTATGTGTTAATTGAAAATATTCAAACGTATTTTCATCAAAATAATAATCATCTTGAACAATATGATTATTTTTATAATTATTTTTTTTGTCTTGACTATATCCTGTCAGGGTTAATCCATACCATGGAAAATTATTTGACGAAAGGATATTTAATATTTCTTGTGATGTCTTTTGTGGTATTAAGTTGTCAAGAACATTTAACATTAAAAATCCCCTATCCATTATTTAGATAGGGGATTGTGGTTAGATTAATAATCTGATTCCATCTTTTTAAGATCTTCTTCCCACATATTTTTAAAATTTTTATTTTTTAAAAATTTTTGGTATTGCTGAAAAGCGTAACTACGCATATTAGTTAAATCACGTTCATCATAACGATAACCGTAATCCCTACAAAAATTAAGATAATTTTCTAACTGCTCAAAAATTGGTTCGTTAGTACCAAAAGTGTTACGACCTTTACTTGCTTTACTCATACTGTTTACTTCCTTAAATTTTAATTGTTAAACTAGGTTTATAACTACGATAATGTTTGGTGATTGATCCACCACTGCTTTCTGTAGTAGTGATTTTAATATCACTATCCACAAAATGATTTGCTAATCGTTGGAAAAGTTCATCCGAGATTTTATTGCAATAATTTAAATCATCATCAGATTTCGGTTTTCCAATATCAGCTTGATTTACATCTTTGATTGCTTGGTTAAGCATATCAATATCAAATTCATTGTTTCTACATTCTACTTGAATCGATGTACGGAAGAAATTTTTAATACGACTTTCCTTACAAACATAAACTAAACTTTGCTCCATAACACGTTGGTTACGATCTTTTAATGCAATGTTTCGTTGTTCAATATAGTTCATTATCTTTCATCACTCCATGCTTCGGTCTCACGACCACTGGTTGCTTCAAATTGTAAGCGTTCCAATCTAGTAATTTCATCCTTCAATTGTAGCTTACGTTTCTTTAAGGTTGTTACTTGTTCAGGAATATAACTCTTTTGTTTTTCAATGTCAAGTATTTGTTTGTCAACAAAACGATGCAATTCTTCTAAATGCTTGATTCGCTCACGATATGGCATGATTACCCTCCTTTATGATCCTTTACCAAATTTAAAATCAAATCCATTTTTTCTTTAATTTCAGCAACAGCAGGATATTCTTTAGCTAATTTCTCAACTTCTCGCTCTTGCGCCATTTTATTTTTTGCCCATTCTAGTATTTCTTGCGTCTCGGTGTCAAGTTCTATGGTCGGATAATTCCAATTTAAGCATTTCCAATAACTACCATCATTAATTTCCAAACAATTAATGTTTGAATTCCAACGAACATGCCCTGCACCTTGTGCGCCTGGGCTGATGTAAATATCAGCGGGATATGTTTGGTTTACTTTTATACCTTTTCCTGTGTTTATAGTTTTAATCATAATTGTGCGGGTAACATGTATTCGTAATTTGCTAAACCACTATCCACTGTAATGCGCATAGCGGGTGAGTCGCTGATGTAGATCATTTTGTCGCCTGGTAGGTCCATGATGCTGATAAATTGTCTAACAGGCCATGAATATGACTTTGTAACCTTGCCACTTACATTAGCTTCAAACACAAAATTACCACTATGTGTTGTAGCTTTACCCATATAGATTTTTAAATCACTGCCTTCTTGTTTAAGGATAAACGTATTTTCATCACTATTGGCTTGCATTTGTCGTTTCAATCGTTGGATATTTGCAACCTTAGGTTCAAATTGTACGTTCCATGTTGCACCTGCAAACTTAACAGCTTTAACACGTTCTTTAACAAGTAACTCAGACATTAATCGATAATCATTAACAAAATCCCCATTGGCTGTTTCAAAATGTATGGCAGTTGGTGAACCTTCATCTGTTCGTGTCATGGTTATTGATGCATTTTGATCATAATCCTCAAACTTTAAAATAGTTTTTAGTTTAGTTAAGTTAGGCATACCAAATAAACCAATAAAGTCATCTTGTGGTGTATGGAATGATCCCTGCACAATAACAGTATGATCATCTGCTACTGCATTAATAATGGTTGACTTGTCCGTACCCGTTACTTTGATAAGGTCAATAAACCCTAGTGAACAAGTATGTTGTATCAAGTCTAGTAAATAATCTCTCATGTTTTATCCTTTGTATTATTATAAGATTCTATATGTAATAATCAAGTAATTTAGATGTTCACTCAAAAGTAAACAATGAATCAAATGTATTATAAATGTTAGTAGTACGTTCTAAATCCCAATCAAGTCCACCTAGTAAGTTATCAATTTTCTTATCAACTAAGGTATATTCCATTTCCTTATCGTCAAATGGCAATTCTGTAAACCATTTTGGCAAACGTAATTCATCAGTTGGATATGCAACACTTGTAAAATTAAGAACATTGTTCTGCAATTTACAAACAATAACCTTAGCACCATTAGTAATCTTAGTACTATAGTTATCATGATTTAACTCACGTAAAAAATTCCAATTAAGGCTTGCACGAACGTGGCCTGGCATGTTGACTTTACCATCTTTACTTTTCTTTAGTTTTTGTTCGTACATCGTTAACTTATTAACTGCTTTAGGACTACCCTTATTCCAACTAGGCATATCACGTAAACGTTGTTTAAATTCGATGATTTGCTGAATGGTATCTTCTTTGGTAGCACCTGCAAGTACGCTTTCTAGTACACTAAATAAAAATTCTTGTACAAACTTTGGTGTATCTGCACGTTTCAAGTCTAAACCCATGGCTTTGATTTTACCTGTAGCACCATTCTTATCTAAACGCTTACCCTCTTTGTCATAGATATTAACTGCATAACGTTTTTTCGTAATGAATAATCCACGATCAGCTACTAGTTCACGACCTGCTTTGATAATACTTCCATTTTTTGGTGGACAATGAAAAGCACGATGCATAAAATCAGGAAATGTTGAGTTTACGGTATCGCCTAATTCATCATATATTTCAATCGCATATTCTTTTGTCCAATTCTTTTTTAAATCTTCGTCTTTTGACCAAATAGGCCATCCACTAAAATAACAAGAATCAGTATCGCCATAAACAATAGCTTCACCTGTGTGATCATATTCACCTGCAATTAATTCATTTAAGGTTGCACTCATGTGCTTGACAATTTGCCTACCTGTTAGTGTCGTACTTTGTCCAATACGCTTATCATAAAATCGACAATGTTGATTTAACAATGCACCATATGCAGAGTTAAGCAAAATCTTACGTACAAGTTGTCGCTTATCAAAAAACTCTGCTTCTTCAGGAGTCTTGGCTTCTTTAAGTTGCTTTTGAATTTGTTTACGTTCGCTATACCATCTCGTCAACAACCCAGGTATCACCCCCTCATTCTCATAGGTAAAAATTGTACCATTAGCACTTAAGATCCATGGTTTACCACTATCGAAAATAAGTTTGTGAACCTCAGCAGCACTAAACTCTTGTGCTTTTCCACGTTCCCATTCTATGGTAATCATGGTATCACGCTCTTGGTTCATTACTGCAGTATATTCTAGTGTGCCAAATAATCCTTCCCATAAGATAGGACCATCTTCTCCTTCAACTTCTTCATCCTCAGCAACCTTACGATTCTTTTTCTTTTCACGTGCTAATTTTTGACTTTTGTCGTACAAGTATTGGTCAGTCAAGGTTTGTTTAAGTTGTCCAACAATGGTTTCAGGTGCCATATTTAATGCACGAATAGCTGATGGATAAAGCGAATTTAAGTCAACTGCTGCTATCCACTCGTGAATACCTTTTTTTGGATAGGCAACATATGCACCTGCAGCTTTAGTTTCATCTTCTTCAGTACGCTTGGGTTTATCAGGAATAATCAGATTACGTGCGTGTGCTTCATTGATAACCGCTTGCTCAATCATCGCTACACTACCCATCACAGTAGGTAATAACACTGTATTTTGATGTGCAATGCTATTTGCCAAGTCTAAGAATTTAAGTTTGGCATGTATCTTATATAACAGCATCGTATCTTGTCTATTATATTCAAGAAAAGTTTTCCAATCTTTGTTATAAAGTTGATCTAACGTACCTTCATATTGTGTTTTCTTTTCTCCAACTTCCATCTCACCAATATAATCTAATTTATAACTATGACGTTGTTCGTAGTTATACTTTTTGTATAGTTCAAGATAATCCATGTGAACTCGACCAACTAGATCATACGTTACTTGTTTTTGATCGAATTGTACGAATTCACGTTGGCGTGGAAATTGGTTGAATAAGCAAAACCTGCGAGTATCATCTTTAGACATGACTTGAGTAACACGGTTAACCATGTATGGTATATCGTATCCTCCACTATTCCAACCTGTTAGTACGTCTGCATCTTCAATGAGATCAAAGAATAAGTTAAACATTTCTGTTTCTGTTTTACAAACCACAGTGTTTTCAAAATGCTTAACTGTTTCTTGCACTTGTTCTTCAGTATAACCTGCAGGTGGTATGCATAAAGTAATTAGTGCATCCATCCAATCAAGATACATGGAAATAGAATTTACTGCATTAAATGGATCATCAGTTGGGGCAAATCCTTTATCAGGATCAAAGTTTACCTCAATATCAAAAAAGCATACGTGTAAATCAGGAGGTGGTATATCCAAGTAATTTTCAGAAAGGCATCTAAAAACAGGGTTAATATCACTTTCAAATATTTGTGATTTAGAACGATGCAAACGTAATTCTTTTAAGAATTCATTTTTATTTGATGCTGTAATTTTAGATAAGGAATCACCATATACACTACGGTATTTTCCTTTTGGGTCAGTGTAATAAAAAAGGTATTTTGCTTTATATTCTTGATAAATGCGTTTACCTTTTTTATCACGTTCGACAATATGAATTTTATCAGACTCACGGTCTAATAATGCGTCTATATAACTCATTGATTACACATCATAAACAAAATTACCTGATACACTTACTCGTTCACCATTTGAACTAAAAAATGGATGGACTTGATGACTCATTGATGCAGGGAAAATTATACATTTATATAGCATATTCTTATCAATCGTAATAGTATAGGGGCTAATTTTACCTAAAGCATTTATATATTGAAAGGTAAAAGATCCTGCTGTAGTACTTCCACAAAATCTACCTTTATTTTCAGCTATCTCTTGTTCTATTTCATAAGGAACTTCTAACCATATCACAAATGAAATTAAACCGATATGAGCATGCACAGGATTATATTCATTTTTTCTTTGAATGTTAACCCATGCTGTTAACAAGTCCAAGTTTTTATCATTTTTTAAAACTGTATAATGTTTAAATAATTCATAATAGTGAATGTAATTTAATACGTTTGGTAGCAATAATTCCTTTAAAAACGGTTTTGAAGATTGCAGTTCATATTCGCAGTTTGTCTCTTTAGACATACTTGCATTTAAAACTGTATAATTTTCAGGATGTTTTTTAATCTGCTCAACCTCATTGATTAACGGTATTAAATCATTCCTAGTATAGTTTACTTCTAGATAACCAAAACTTGGGAAATGTTTTATATTAGCTGTGCTCATTTACATTGTTTTACCAACAGTTTCCAAAATGTTTTCAAGTAACTCGTGATCTTGTCTTGCTTTACCTAATTCTGCTTTATGTGCAATACGAATTGCTTTTTTAAGTACTGCTGCTTTAATATTCATTTCTTCAGCAACCGCTTTAACGGTATCATTTAATCCTTCTTGCATGGTTTCAATTTCATGCATGACTTGACAACCTTCATTAATTAAATGCGTTAGTTTGGCTTTTTGCTCTGCTGAAAACATAACTGATGACATAATAACTCCTTTGAGAAAGTACTTAGTCTACAGTATAATTGCAAAAAAACAATATTTTTTGGATAATCAGCTTACAGGAATATCTGTTTTAATTGTGGCATCACTGAATTTAAATCAGTATATAACAACCCAATACCACCTGCTTGTTTAAAAGCATCAATCTTTTTGGGTGTATCGTCAATCAATATAGCAGGTTGGTGTCCATAATTAGCCCACTTCCACTTATTACGTTCAAAAATGGCTTTTTTTGCAACTTCCCATCCTAAATTAGATGCTAACCAATCACGTTTACCAATTTCACTTGCTTGGCGACTATTTTTTGGGTCAACACCATCACTACGCAAGGGTGCGCTCAAAATTCTCCAATCAATACGATGTTGGTCTAACCATTCAATTAATCGCATACCATCTACCATTGGTGGCAAAGTAGCAAAAAAATCTTTTACCGCACTTGGTCCTAACCTACGCAAGCTGTCAACCCTACTTTCTTTGTCAGTGCCATCATAATTAATGATGCCTTTATCAAAATCAGCTAGCACACCATCCATATCAACAAAAACAAAGGGTTTAGGTTTGGCAACTTCAAAGATTTTCATACTCTACAATTTCCTATAACCTTAGTTATGGTTGTAAATTCACGTGCGACACGATCATAAAACATTTCAGGTGGACGTTCACTATAAGCACGATAACCCAATGCTAACTGACCCATATCAATATAATAAGATGAACTAGGCCAACGTTTTTGGTTAAGTTTCAATCCATCGATGAGTATACATTCTTCTGCTAGTCTTGTCAAGTTAGTCTTTTTAACCTCACCTTCTGCGTTCATAGCTTCCATTAATTTTATTGCAATGGGTTCTTTGTT